GCCAAACAAAATAACGTCATGAGCCGTGCCAAAATCAGCCGCCGTTGCCACACCCACCGAAAGAAGGAAGGCTACCAGATACTTCATGGCAACCTCCTTAGTTCGGGTACAGCGAGATAACGTAGTTGGTGCCGTTGACCGTAATGCTCAGTCCAGCCGAGGCGGTGTTGGTGGGGGCAACAGCAGCCGCACCCGTCAACACAATCGAACCGGCGGAGATGACGTTATTCACAGCAACCGTGGCGGCACCGCTGCCGTAGTTGATCGAGAACACTTCCGTTCCGGCGGTGTTCTTGATAACAGACGACTTGAGCTGGCCAAACGAAACACCGGCAATAGCCGCAAACGCAACAATCAGAAAATACTTTTTCATGTTTTATCTCCTAAAATATTGGGGCGTTACGCTCCGGCGTTGCCGCGAATCTGGTGCGGACGGTCGCAACCGGTCGTGCAGGACATACGAACGCGATGCACGAGAACGTCGGGGTTCTCGGAAGCGTTGTAGGTAGCAGTCTCGGGCTTGACGCGCCAGACGAAGTAAAGCTCGTAAGCCTCATCCTTCGGACCCATACCGAAATACGCCGTCGAGGAGGTCAGGTAGTCCCAAACCTTAACCTCGAAGCGGTTCTGGTAGACGTTGGTGGCGTTCATGTCGTCTTCAGCCCGCTTGTCGGACTTGATGAGTTCATAAGCCTTGTCTTCCAGATCGGGAGGAACCACGAGGGTCTTCATGGTGATCGGGCGAATCAATCCGCGCTCGTTGAGAGTCTTGCGGAAGTTGACGCGCATGGTCGCCAGCGAAGCCTGAGTCAGCGCGGAGGCCGTCTCAAGGTTGCTCCAGTTGCCGAGTCCGGGGTCCTCGAAAGGACGGGCGGAATCGAACAGGTACATGCCGTCGGCGCAGAGCCAGGAGGCGTTCGAGCCGAAGCCCGTGTTGAACGCATCGGCGGCGATGTACTCGGTGGTGTCCTTGGCGGACTGCAACAACGCACCCTGCATCTTGGCGATCACGGCGAACTGGTCGGTTTCGCGCAGACGCTTGGTGATGCGGATCGAACCACGATAGTCGATCGGGGTGTGGGTGTTGTCGAAGCCCTGGATGGGATGATCGACGGGAATCTTGTCTTCGTCGTCGTTCTTGGACAGAAGGCCCAACTCAGTCACATAGCTGTGCTTGATGTAGTCCTTGCTGGTCTTGACCACGTTGAAGTAGTCCATGCCCTGAACGGGAATGCCCCACTTGCGGATTTTGATGCGGTCAAACTGTTCGTTAAGGATGTCCGGGTAGTTAGCGTTGAGCAAAACGCCGGGCATCGAGAACGTGTTAGATACTGCTGAAGCGGTTACTGCCATTGTAGTGTCCTCCTAATTAAGCAGCGGCGGCGTTAAGCGCAGCGGGGATAACCTTGACGCGGCAACGGGCCTTGACGTCAGCCGTGCTGTTCTGCAACGGATTGTAGTCCGCCGCCAGCTCGACGATCTCAAGAGCGTCGTTAGTCGTGTCGCCAACATCGACCGTCACCACATTCGAGGTAACGTCGATCCCATAGAACTGACCAAGGTTCGCGGCGGCGAGAGTGCCGTCGAGTTCGTTGATCTCAAACACATGGTCAGCGTGAAGAACGCCAACTTCAGCGTAGGTGGTGCTGTTGCCCGGATCAGCCTGATCGGTCAAAGCGTAGTACTTGATGCCGCCGGTGCCACTGTCAGCGTCGGAGGCGCAAGCATTCAAAAGTCCGCTCGTGTCAACATAGAGGAACTGTCCGGCACTCCACGACTGACCGTTGGCGATCAGCAAACTGGTGGATTCCATGACAGGCCCCTTGACCAAACGCGGATTAACTGCGGTAAGAGTAGCCATATCAATGTCTCCTAATTTAATCCAATGTCGATTCTACATTCACGCGGTGCGCTTCACCGGACGAGTCGCGAATAATGTCTTCTGACCTCGCGCCCATTCTGGCTTGCTCAAGAATGTTTACCGACTCCAGCTCTTCACGCTCACGACGTGCTTTGAAGGTCGATTCAGCAATGCTGAACAAGGGATCACCCTTGTGATGCACCTGCTGACCGTCTTCCATCACCGGCTCGTAACCCATCGCCAAGTATTCCTTGAACTTGGTTCGATCACCGTAGAACATGTGCAGGCCATCAGCTTTATGCTGGTTGGCCAACGCTGCCCGTTCGTCAACATTGTCGATCTTGAGTACGGATACATTACGAGGAGCCAGTGGCCGTTTGGGTTTTCCTACCCCGACATCACTTGCCCCAGGTCTATCTAATTTACGTTTTGCCTTTGCCATTTGATTTGGTCCTTACAGTAGCGTGTTGTCCATTTTGCCTTCACCGGCCAACCCCAGCATTTCAAAATATCCACTAGGCGCAGATGACTTTTTCACGGGTCCAGCGGCCTTGCGAGCCGAAGGTCCGGGAGGCGGAGCCGCGTTGCCACGCTTCGCACTCACCATCTTTGCCAATTTCATTTTGTCTTCCGGAGTCATACCAGATAAGTCGAAGTTGTCCTCGAACTCCTTCAATTCAGCGGCGTATTTTGCGTATTCTGGATTCTGCGTCTTCAAGCCATTAACAGCCTGATTCAGCTTGCCCTCCCAGTACTTGTCACGTTCAATCAGGATATTTGCCTGATGCCGCAACATTTTTGAGGTCAAATCCTTCGCTAAAAGCGCGGGATCGTCCCGGTACTTGTTATACGCATCCTCGCCGCCAACGAAGTCGTCAATAAACTTACCTTCGTCAAACGGTTCCTCACGCGGTGCATTGACCATCTCCAGCTTGGCATTAGCCAGCTTTAACTGCTCGGCCAATTCCGTAATCTTAGCTTGAGTATCGCGCAACCGCTTCTCAACTACAGCCTCATTCGTTTCGGATGGATTCTCTTGCGAGGCATCCGCCGCATTCGTATCCGCAAACTGCTGCTCGTCTGCTTCGTTACCCTGCTCTTGAGTCATGAGGGTGGTATCACCAGAATCCTCAAAACCCGCGTTTTGGTCGGACATATTATTCTCCTGTTATGGG